TAAACCCCAACAACATAGACGGCAACTTTCCAGTTGCTGGACAGCCCAACAATACTCAGGGCTTTAGAGACAACTTTACCAATATCAAAACCAACTTTGACACAGCAGCAACCGAGATCACAGACCTTGAAACCAAGGGCATTTTCAAAAGCGCCCTGACAGGTACCAGTCTGGACAACAACATGGCAGACAACCTGATCTATGCCGCTGCCATCAGAGACTTCAGTGCTGTGGCAGTTCAACTCACTGCCACCAGCGGCTCTATCACAGTGGACTACAGTGCAGGTCATTATCAAGCTATCAGCACCACAGGATCCATCAGCCTGAATTTCACAAACTTTCCCGACTCAGGTGCAGCAGGCATGATTAGATTGAGAATCTCCATTACCAACACAGCATACACCTTGACTCTGCCCGCAGCGGTCACCCTGGGCACCACAGGTGTGCAAGGATATGCTGCCAATGTGATTACCTTTGCTGCCACTGGCACATACGAGTTTGGATTTTCAACAACAGATTCAGGCACCACAATTACCATATTTGATCTGAATCGACCACTCCTGGGCAGCGTGGAATCAGCTGTGGGATACAGTACAGGCACCGGTGGTACAGTAACGCAGGCCACAGACAAATCAACAGGTGTCACTCTAAACAAACGTTGCGGACAAATTACCATGAACAATGCTGCATTGGCGGCGGCTGCGGAAGTCAGTTTCACACTGACCAACAGTACTATTGCAGCCACAGATGTGGTCTTGGTCAGCATTGCGTCGGGTGCCACAGCAGGTGCTTATAGCATTCAATGTGATGCCACTGCTGCTGGTTCATGCAGAATCAGTGTGGGCAACAGAAATGCAGGGTCACTCGGTGAAGCCATTGTGTTGAACTTTGTTGTGATCAAATCTGTTGCTGCCTAACTGCGTGAGTTTGGCATTTATTTCAGACCATATTGATTCTCGATCAGGGTCATATGGAATCCACGGTGTTTGATTAATCAACAATTCCAATTCTTTTTGTAAATTTTGATCAACAGTGATAGCAATTTGCGGAATAATTTGTTCAATTAACCAGTAGAAATGCACAATCGGAGACGGTTGTACTTGTGTCTGGCGAGTTGATCTAAATCGATTGTGCCGGCTAAACGTGTCTGCTGACTGTGTGCTGGTATGCACTATTTGACAATTTAAATTGGCGGCCGTGTGCGACACTAGGGTCTGATACATTTGTTGTCTGCGATTGTGCTGGCTTTGCTGTACATAGAGTTTGTGATAGTCCTGGACCTCCTGCACTGTACTGGCGCTACTCAACCACCAGTTGCGACCTTGTGCATCAACATTGACGTTAAAATGATATGTTGGATCGTTGGCAATAATATTTTGCCAGGAATCATCTTGCACTAGTTTGTCAAATCTAGCTGTGCCCGGCCACTGAAAAATTGCTATGCTGTCATGCATCAGATCTAATAGATCCACAAACCCTGAAACTAAAAATTCAGGACCTGCTCCAATTCCTGCTGTGTTGATCACTTGATGTTCAGGAACCAGAGTTTGTAAAATTTGAGGCCACTCGGGCCATATATGTCCGGTTGCAAATCCGTCACCAAAACAACAGATTTTCTTCATATCAAAATCTCTGATCAAAAGTTTTTAAATGTTGGTCCACTGTGTTCCATATCTCACAAGTGGTTGTGGGATAACTGTCATTATCAAACAATTCTCCGTCAAATATTCCAACAGATTTTGACAACAAACTATTGATCAATGCCTGTGATATTTCATTACTGACAACTTCAATGTTGTTTCCTGCAATCACAGCATGTACCAGGTGTTTAGATTCTTTGTAATATTGCCATCCTTGATTTCTAGTTAAAAATTCTTCCAATAAATCACTTAGTTCTTGATCGGGTACAAATGTTATTTCTAAAAACTCAGCTAGGCGATACAGTTTATTATAAAACTCTACCAGATCAAACAAACTTTCCATACCAAACTCAAAAACTGCTGTTTCGGGCCAGCGCCAATTATCTGGCTGCTGATATCCGTCAACGGTTGAATTAAATTTAGCGTACCATTCATTTCTAAATTTGCTAGGACTATGTCTTACTGATTCTGGGGTTGATTTTATTTTTTTTTCTAAAGGTATGTCTCCAGCTCGGCTCATGACATTGATTTGATATATCCAGTTGGCCCAATCGTTGTTGACGTTGATTCTAATCAACTTGGTTGGTGTATTTTGTGATATATTAAACTCAGTATAATGTGCAGCTTCTACTATTCTGTGTGCCATGTATGCGGTATCTTTACGAATTAGATGGCAAGAACCGTGCTTGGTAAAAATATTGGGCACACGTGGGCCTTTAAATATCCAGGTATTAATTACATACTCTAAAAAGTGCCCATGACTGCCTGAAAAAAAATCCAGATATATCATTATGACGCTTTGATCTGCCCCAGCAACTGCTTGAGTTTGTTGCTTTGTACATCTGCTGTGACTCGACCGCTCAAGGGATCATGACCATCTCGCGGTCTGGGCTTTTCCCAGGGCTGCGAACTGCCACCGCTGTCAGCAGGCGCGACTTGACTGCGGGCCTTGATTGAATCCATGATTGAACTTTGTGGTTTGTTGTGGCCGTTTTCGTCCCCGCCTTCATCAGTAATGCGCATGGTTTCAATGTTGTACTCCAGATCAATTTTTTGACCAACGCCGGTCGAGCTTCGAGATTTCATACACTGTATCTGATACTTGCCACGCTCTTTCATGGAGCGACTGGTAAAGATACCAAACACATTGTCTGCTGTGTTGATTTTGCTGATACCACCTGAAATGTGGCTGTGATCAAATTCCATTTCTTCCACTGCTGATCTGTTCAACTGACTGGCTGTTACCAACAAAATGCCCAGTTCCTTGGCCAAGTTGCGTAGTTCTTCCGATACATATTTGTCTTTCACAAACAAATCGTTGGGGCTGACCTTGGCACTCACAGGCATGACCAAGTCAAGATAATCTACCATCACAAAGTCTACCCGGATACCTGTTTGAATCTGCACTTCTTTCAGGTAAGCACGGATGTCGTTTACATTGCTCTGTGCTGGCAATCCTTTCACACGATACTGTCCAGATTTCTTGGCCACCATCTTGACCTTGAGTTCTGTTGAATCAATGTCACGGCGTATTTCTTTGGTGCTCATGTTTGTGAGCATAGCGTCTGTTCTCAAACTAGTAAGTTCTTCTGATAGTTCCAGTGTGATGTACACGCCACTCATGCCCTGCTGCAACCAGTTTAGTGCAATGTTCATCATCACAAGACTCTTGCCTGAGCCTGATCCACCTGCAAAGATGTTGAGTTCTCCACGACTGAATCCACCATACAGCAGTCGATCCATCTGTGGCCAACCTGTTGACACTTGCCCGCCCGAGTTGAAATACCGGTTGATTCGTGCTGCTGGATCTGCAAAGTAATCTGTGCCCATGTCCTTGGTCAAGCTAATCTGCACAGCATCCTTGATCAGTTTTTCCACAGGATCATAGTCGCCCTTTTCCAGCAAGTCTGCTGCTTTTAAGATAGCACGTTCCAGTTCTTGGCGTCGTGTAAATGCTTCAAACTCAGTCATGAACCAGTCATAGTGTCCTTCGTTTAGATCAGGTACTGCATTCAACTTGATGCCTGTGGCCGCAGCGATCTGTGCTCGGTCAGGCAGAGTCTTGAACTGTTCCGAATGCTCCTTGATAAACGCTGCTGCGGTTCTGAGATTGCGATCAAAATTTTCTGGATTGTAGATGTTCTGCACCCGCACGTAGCTGGCAGCATCCTCCAGCATCATTTCTAGGAATAGTTTTTGTACATCAGTGCTGTAGTCTTTAAGCAAAATTTAGTCCTTGTCGAAAATTGTGTATTTTGTAGAATTAGTTATAAAAAATGCCAGGGCATCATTTATATTATCTGGTAAATGATCTATGGTCCACAGTCTGTTTTGATCAATGGTATTGTGATTTTTTTCAAATATAAACAACACTAGAGCAACATCAAAAAAATCTTTGGGCTGTACATAATCAATTATTTGTTGCATGTTTTTGTAATCACAATCACTGCAAGTGGCAAATTGTTGACTGATGTAATCTTGTGCCCAATCTAGTTTTAATTGGTCTGGCAAAAATCCATGCACAGATTCAAACAAATCAGTAAGGTATTGTATATTATACAACAAACCAAAATCAATAGTAAGATCATCGGGACAATCTTGATCTTGTCGCAACATCCTATAATAATCATCAATGATCATAAATGCTTGATCTACCCGCGTTCTAAAATCAGTCTGTGAATAATCTACAAACTCCAAACTTTGTTTTTTGAAATTGATATTTTTAATCAACCCAAAAATATTGGTCTTGGGGTATATTTTTCTTACCCAAACGTCTTGTTTCACATCACGTAATTGGCTCACTGCTAGATAATGACTGAGGATCACTTGGCTAGTGCTGTGTTCTAACATTTCGTTAATTTTATCCAATACAGTTTTATCAAAGTACACAATTCGATTATCAACACTTGAACTGTTGCCAGCAAAGACAATGTTGGTATTATATTGTTGCCAATCTATACGAAACTGTGCTCGAAGTAAATTTTTATCTACAATCAAAAAGTTTGCTAAAAAGTGGCCACTGGCGCCTGCATGAAACAAAATTACTTGGTGCTTGTACACGGCAGTATTTTCCAAAGATTATTGTTAATTTCTTCAATCTCAAATGAGATTTTTGAACGCACTATGTCAACTAATTTGAATTTGAGATAGTTAAACTGTACCATCTTTGGTTCAAAATTTATTATGGTCATCGACTGCACCCAGGTTTCTAAAAACGCAACAAATTGATCAACTGTGGCGTAACGAAGAAACCAAGGATTTCTAAACACCACAGGATCCACTTTTGATAGGTATGTTGGGCGCCAGACCATTACATCAGGTTCTGTGTAACAGTTGGGCCAGTATAATTTGGCAATTTCATCAGACTCCAAGCAGGTTGTTTGAAGTCCAGACTGTTCAAGATACCAGCCTGCAAAGTCCACCGCGGTGATATTGATAGAATCAATGTTGTCCAGTAACCAACGATCAACAGTATCCAAAGGGTACTTATGGCCGTGACGTGTTTGTCTCCAAACTTTGACTTTGGGTCTACTGACATGAAATAATCTCAACCGCTGACCAAATGTGATATCTCCAGCCTGAGAATAAGACTTTATTATCTGCATAAACCGTAGCAATCTCTAGGATGAGCAGCAACCATATGACTGCCATCAACATGTGCAAAATAGTGTAATCGTTTAAACCTGG